GTACGACCCCGTGGAGTCTTCATTGAAAACTCACCAATGCTTGTGGGACGAGGTCTTGGACGAGTCCTCTGTGACCTTGCCCGATTGGGGTATGACGCAAGGTGGGGCATTCTTGGGGCGCACCACGCCGGTGCTTGTCATCGACGGGATAGAGTTTGGGTCTTGGGCTACACCGACTTCTCGGGATTGGAAGGACACTCGGGGGATGACCGCCGAGAGAACGGACGGCAAGGCGCGAGTCGATCAACTTCCAAGACAGGTTTACGCCTGTCTGGATGGAAGCGGGTTGTTTACGCCGCCAACTGCGAAGGAGACATGGATGGAGGTGAACTCTTCATCTGTGCAGGATGCGGGGGAGACTACGGGGATTGCGGATGTCCTGGCCCTACAATGGACGATGAACTCGACTACCAAATCAGAAGCGGAGTCGAATATGCCAGACCAAGAAACCCTTGGACAACTGAATGTGGAGTTGAGCGAGTGGCTCAACGGACTCCCCATCGGATGGACAGATTTGTCGCCGTTGGAAACTGCCAAGTTCCAAGTGTGGTTGAACTTGCATGGAAGATGCTTGGAGGGGAGCAATTAAAATGAACCCTCCTGTACTTCCTCAAAAATTCATCGATCTGATGTCACCGGCGGATCGGGCGCGACTTGGCAAGGCCGGTCGCACCACCGCCGAGATTGTCCGAGAGGTCGAGGAGCAGTCCGAAAAAGACCTGCACAAAGACATCGTGCGCTACCTCAATATCCTCGGGGTTCCGTTCGCCCATGCGCGGATGGATAAGCGATCCAGCATTGCCGTGGGCTACCCCGACTTCTCGTTCCCCTACAAGGGCCGGTTTGTTGGGTGGGAAGCGAAGGTCAAAGGCAAGGGTCTGACCTCGGAGCAACAGGCAACTCGCGATCTCATCGAACGCAACGGAGGACGCTTTGCCGTCATCCGCCTTCTGGAGGACGCCAAGAACCATTTGCGGTCAATCGACGCCGAGGACAACTGAAATGCATTACTACACATTCCATTTCAAGGACTACACGGCGGCGACCGCACACCTTTCCAACGAGGAGGATTTGGTCTACCGGCGACTCATTGACCTCGCTTTTGATGCCGAGGGGCCGGTTGCCGGTGATGCCAACAGCATCGCCAGACGCATCCGCATTGCAGATGCAATGCAGGTGCAATGCATCCTTTCGGAGTTTTGGGTCGAGACCCCCGAGGGATGGGTCAACAACAGGGTCATGCGGGAGTTGGAAAGGCACAAAGACCACATCGAGGCGAAGAAAAACGCCGCAAAAATCCGATGGAACAAGGTCAAAGCAAAGCAGATACCTGCTCCCGATGCAGGTGCATTACAGGTGCAATGCACAAGCAATGCATCTGGTATGCTACCCAATACCCAATACCCAATATCTATATCTATAAAAGAGGCGGAGGAATTTTCCAGAGGACAGGGTCTTCCAACCGATGCCATTCCCGAATGGCATTCCCACAGGTCTTCCCAAAATTGGGAGAAGACCTCGGGAGTGAAGATCACCGACTGGCGATCCGACCTCAAGGCGTGGATTTACCGCAACGCCAGACAAGCACCCCGCCAGAACGGAAACAAACCCAAGTCCCCCGAACAATCTAAATATGCTGACCACTTCTGAACATCACATTGCTATTTGCAAGAGGTGTGCAAACACCTTTGAATATCAACCCGTAATCTTTATGGAGAAGGAAATCTTCACCCCGAAATGGTGTGACAAGTGTGCTGTCATCCTTTCCGAGGAGCAGGACAAGGAAGAACTCGCAACGCTCCAGAAAACGCGCCTTGCCCTGTTTTTGCGATCTGTGCCGCCGGTATACCACAACACCGATCCCGAGCGCATACACGCCAACCTCGCGCAAACAGCAAGGCAATACGAATACGGGGCAAAGGGTCTCGGGCTTATGGGAAGAAGTGGCGAGGGGAAAACCCGAGCCGCATTCCTGGTCGCCATACGAATGGTCGCCGAGGGACGCAAGGTTTACTGGATCACCGCCACAGACCTTGCCGCCGCCGCCGCAAACCTGTTTGCCGACGATGTGGAGGTGAAGAACCGATCTAACGAAAAAATCAAAAGTGCCATGACCGCCGAGGTGCTTGTGCTGGATGACCTCGGGAAGGGCAAATTCACCGACCGATCCGAGTCTATGCTCTACGACCTTTTCGAGACCCGCACCGGCAACCTTCGCCCGACGATCTGGACGAGCAACAGCAACGCCAAGCAACTTCACGCCATGATGTCTCCAGACCGAGCGGACGCACTTATCCGCCGCATGGGGAGTGAGTTCCATACCATTGTAAGAATATGAAAACAAAACCAAAATCCCGAGGCAAACGAACCGCCGAGGCGGAACTGGCGCAACGCATCGAGCGTGTTGCAGAGTTGCTCCTCAATGGCTTAACCAACCGCCAGATCGTGGGAATTTGTGGGAGTGAATTTAAATGCTCCGCATCAACCGCCAACCGATACATCGCCGATGCCAACCAGAAGATCGCCGATGAGTTCGACTATTCCCGAAAAGCCGAGGTTTCCAAGGCGGTGGAGCGTCTCCTGCGAATGCAACAGGAGTGCCTTGCCAGACAGGATTTCAAGACCGCCGCGAGCATCGAAGGACAACTCACCAAAATCTACGGGTTGGAACGGCAACAGGTCGAGGTCACCCACTCGGTGGAAGACCCAATCGCCAAACTTATGCGCGAAATCCGCGATGGGAGGACTGACCTGTGATCGTCATGCCATCCAATAATTCTGGAATCCAGATCGGTTATCTTGCCGGTAAATTCCAAGATCGCATCGGGTGGTTGCTTTCTCCAGACGGGTGGAGGCAACCCCCATCTTGGATGCCTTATGCTTTAGACAATGGGGCATACGGGGCATGGGCAAATGATCGGGAATGGGATTCAGACGCATTCGTAAATCTTATTGAGCGATCCAAATCTGCACACAAACCTCGGTGGGTAGTGGTTCCCGATGTAGTCGCCGACCGAGAGGCAACGATCATTCGGTGGCATGAATGGATGCCACAATTACGGAGCCGACTTTGCGGAGTTTCTTTCGCATTTGCCGTGCAGGACGGCATGACCCCCAACGATGTCCCGAATGAAGCGGATGTTGTTTTTGTCGGAGGAACGACCGAGTGGAAATGGAAGCACCTCCACTCCTGGTCAAACAACTTTCCCCGTGTCCATGTGGGACGGGTTAACTCCGAGCGACTTTTATGGATGTGCCATGAGGCGGGAGTGGAATCGTGCGATGGCACAGGGTGGATGCGCGGAGGAGAGGATCGTCTGAAAGAACTTTATCGTTATTTGAATCAATCAACCGGCGGCGACCGCCGCCCTCAACTTCAATTCACACTATGAATAAACAAGATCGACTCAACGCCACATTTAAACTCTGGAAGGACTTCTCTTTCGAGGCGGCACATCAACTCACCAAAGTGCCAGTTGGTCACCAATGCGGTCGCCTCCACGGGCATAGCTACAAACTTCGCGTCCATTGCCGAGGCAAGCTCAACCCCGAGAGAGATTGGGTAGTGGACTATGCAGAAATTGCCGCCGCCGTGCGTCCTGTAGTGCAAAAACTCGACCACTCGTTTCTCAACGACCAGTTCGACTTTGAGACTACCGCCGAAAATCTGGCTTTCTGGTGTGCAAACACCATTCGCGATTCCCTGCCAAGCATTGTTGCCGTCGAATTGTTTGAGACTCCAACAACATCGGTTTTCTATGAATTCCAGACCTAACCAATTGGAACTTTATCTGGATGCCACCGGCATACCAGAAATCGCCGCGATGAATTTCCTCCAGAACCACGGGATCATTTCCGACAACTGCATCACCGCCTCACAGGTGGGAGATGCCGGTGCGGCGATCTCCTTCCTCAACCTCAACTACAAAACCAAGCACACAAAACCCAAAACATGATCACTCTATCAATTGATGTCACCAAACTGGACAAGGAACGATTCAAGCACATCACCCGAAAGAGCGGGGAGAAAGCAATCTTCTGCGACCTTGTCCTTATCGAGACCCCGCAAAGCGACTACGGGGACTTCATCGTCAAACAATCGGTCACCAAAGAGGAACGCGCCGCCAAGGTGGAAATGCCGATCCTGGGCAACGCCAAGTCGATTGTTCCTGTGAAGGACGGCATGAGACAGGTGCGTGAGGCGGTCAACAAACCCGCGCCAGCAGAACTCGCCCAAGATTGGCAGGAAGCGGAGGACATCCCGTTTTGAAGGAGATGTGCGATCCTCGGTGGCGGTTGTCCAACCTCTATGCCATCAAGAGTGAGGACACCGGCAAGCGCATCGTGTTTTCACCTCGGGCCGAACAGACCGAGGTCATCAACCACCTTCTCGACCGCCCGACCGAGCCACTCTACATCGTCAAGAGTCGCCGGTTGGGGATGTCCACAACCATCGGGCTTTTCATGGCGGATGCCGCCGCCTTCAACTCGGGGTTCAAGGGGTCTCTCATCGACCAGACGCAAGCCGATGCCCACCGAAAGATGGCAGACATCATGCGGTTTGGGATCATGTCACTTCCCGATTCGATCAAAGCGAATCTGGAATTCCCCAAACGCAATGACGGGGAGATGACGATCCTCACCACGGGGCAACCCGAGACCAGCATCTCGACATTGTATGCTGGTATGAATGCCCGAGGCGGAACCGCATCGATGTTGTGGGTCTCGGAGTGGGGGCCAATTGCCGCAACCGACTTTGCAAGGTCTCGGGAAATCCGCACCGGCGCATTGCCATCGGCGCGGCAAGGGCGAAGGATTGTGGAGACCACTTGGTATGGAGGCAAGGGCGGCGACCTGTGGGAACTCATCAAGCCCATCCTTGAGCGTGATCCCAACGCCGAGGGGCGTGTGCTGTTTTTCCCGTGGCACGGCGACCCTGCTTGTGTGCGGTTTGCCGGTGAGGTCACGCCCGAGATGGAATCCTACTTCCGAGACCTCGGCGACCGGCTCGGGAGGTCATTTTCCCCCGAGCAGAAGAAGTGGTATCTGGCGCGGAAACTGGAGCAGGGAATCTTTGTTAAACGCGAATACCCGTCCACCTTGGAGGAGGCAATGTCCGCGCCGGTGGAAGGCGCGATCTACGGAGATGCGATCACCGCCCTCCGAGACCGAGGACGCATCGGCCCGAGCGAGGTGGATCACTCCGCACTCGTCCACACCTTTTGGGATTTGGGGTCTCCCGAGAATACCATCGTTTGGTATGTGCAGTTCGTTTCCGACGAGATTCGACTCATCGACCTGGACTACGGGTTCGATGGTGATCTGGTGCAACGCATCTCACACATGGTCAGCAAAGGCTACCCGCTCGGGACGCATTACCTACCACACGATGCCGCCGCGACCAAGACCTCGGGCCGGTCATTCCAAGCAGAGTTGCGCGATGCCGGTCTCCCCAACACCCGCATCATTCCGAGGACGCAAAACATCTGGATCGGCATCAACCGGCTTTTGCAAATGTTTCCTCGCCTCGCCTTCCGCACACCGGCAACCGAGCAAGGTGTGGAAGCATTGGAGAACTATCGCACCAGACCGGCAACGCAAGGTGCGGTCAGCATGGATGAACCTGTCCACGATTGGGCGAGTCACGCATCGGACGCCCTCCGCATGGTCGCCGAGGCGGTCATGCATGGTCTTGTTGAAGGCGGGAATCGCGATGCCGTGTTGGCTCGGCGATCCATGCGCCATGCCGGTCAGCAAGTGCTGATGGGATTCCGAGGGGATGAACCACCTACGCAACGCCGGTCAGTTGTGATCCAAGCATGAAACCCGTCGAACTCGCCGCCGCCGTCTACCAGCAGGAGGATTGCGCCAGATCATTCCGAGAGGACTTGGAGGCACACCTTCTTCACGGGTATGTTTACTCGCACCCCGATGCTTTTGTTATGGGGCGACCTGTGAGGAAGGACGCACCCTACGAGGACATCGTTAACCCCTGGGTTAACTTCACCGATCCAGACTGCTGGCATCTCTACCTCTTCGCCGGTGCGTTCCATCACGCCTTTGCCGCACCTCCATTCAAACTCCCGTGGGTTTCGTACGAACGAAAAAATAAGTTGCGCTTCTTCGCGTGGGATAGTATCGAGCAGAAATGCCGACAAATTCACTCCTCTCTATCGTGACTCGGGTGTACGCACACCTACTTCGCGGGTTGACTCCCGAATACGCACTTGCCGGTGGGATGCACATCCCATCAGAACCGGCTAAAAAGCCCTTGCTGGAATTGTTCAAGGGCGGTGGTGGTGGCAAATCCAAACCAACACCGCCTCCTCCCGCGCCTCCTCAAATCAACATCCCTGCTCCTCCTCCACCGCCACCACCGCCACCACCGCCACCGGCCCCAACATCTCCCGATGTCACCGCCGAGTCACAGGAGGCACTCAAGAATCGATCCAAAGGATTCGGCTACAAGGCGACCTTGCTGAACAACTCAAGCACCAATTCCGCGACCGGCTCGGGATCACTCCTTGGTTCGTGATTTGGGTGTACGCACACCTTGCATGAACGAAAAGTACGACAAGAGCGGGAATAAGCAGGAACTCGCGAAAGCGATCATGTCCCGCTACTCGCGTCTGGAGGCGGATCGCAATTACTGGATGTCGATGTGGCAGTCCATCGCCGATCTGGTGATGCCTCGCAAGAGTTACATCCTCACCCAAACGATCACGCCGACTACCGACAAGGAGACGCGCCTGTTCGACTCCACCGCCGTCCGAGCCAACATGGTTCTGGCGGCGGGGTGTATGTCGTATATCACACCGGCGGACTCGCGTTGGTGCAGTTTTGAAGCCCCCGAGGGAATCGAGGATGGGGATGGGGTGCAAGAATACTTTGCCGAGGTCACCGAGGTGGTGCTGGAAACTCTGGCGCGATCCAACTTCCACACTTCCATCCATGAATTGTACCTCGACCGAGGATGCTTTGGCACGGCGGTGCTGTTTGTGGAGGCGGGGGAAACAACGCCTCTCATCTTCCGCAACATCGATGTGGGGTCTTTTGTTCTCTCGGAGAACCATGAAGGGGTAGTCGATACCTGCTTCCGCAAATTTGAAATGACCGCCAGACAGGTGGTGGAGGAATTCGGCATCGAGAATGTTTCCGACACGATTCGCAAGGCATACGAAGACCAGAAGAACCTCGACCAGAAGTTTGAGATTATCCACGGGGTTTATCCCCGCTCGGAGAAGGAGAGGAACCCCAAGAAACTCGATGGGAAAAACAAACCCTTCGCCTCCTGTTACCTTGAATGCCGGTCGAAGCACATCCTCCGCGAAGGCGGGTATGACGAGAAGCCTTTCATGGCGACTCGCTACCTCAAATGGCAACAAGGGGTGTATGGATGGTCTCCTTCATGGGTCGCTCTTCCCGACATCCGCCAACTCAACTTCTTGCAAAAGCAGATGGACGCCCTGTCCGAACTCGCGGCATTCCCCCGCATCCTTGTGCCAGACGGCATGGAGGGAGTGGTTGATCTCCGCGCCGGTGGCATCACCTATTTCAACGCATCCGACCCGTCCGCCAAACCACAGGAATGGGCGACTCAAGGCCGGTACGATGTCGGTCTGGAGAGGGTGAAGGAAAAGCAACAGCACATCAACGAGGCATTCTCGGTTCCTCTCTTCCAGATGTTCACGGCATCGGAATCCAACACCCCGAACAAGATGACCGCCACCGAGGTCAATGCTCGCAACGCCGAGCGTCTGGCGAACTTCTCACCAACCTTTGCTCGACTCACCACCGAACTGCTCATCCCGCTTTTGCAACGGGTCTACGGCATTCTTGCTCGCCGTGGCGATCTCCCGCCGCCTCCCGAGGCACTCATCCAGCAGGACGCCAAGGGACAACTCTTCGTTCCCGATCCCAAGGTGGTCTTCAATTCCCGCATCGCCCTTGCTGTTCGCGCCATCGAACTCGCCGCCTCGGAGAGGTCTATTTCCCGAGCGGCCATGCTTCAGCAAGCAACCGGCGATCCCTCGGTCATGGACAATTTCAACATCGACGCAATCGTGCGGGAAGGTGCGCTATCCGAGGGGATGGACGCCGATCATCTCCGCGACCAGGGCGAGATACAGCAAATCCGCCAAGGCCGCGCCCAAGCACAGCAAGCGGCAATGGAGCAACAGCAGATGATGATGGCAGGGGAGTTCGCTCAAAAGGCCGGTGGTCTGAAATCCGATTCCCTGCTCGGTCAAAAGATGATGCAGGAGGATATGCCGGTCGCATGAGTGATCTCGCCAAAAAGGTTCGCACGGCAAAGACCGCCCTTGCTTACGGGTGGTTCGACATCCCCGAGGGACAACTGGTGCTTGCTGATCTTGAAAAGGCTTTTGGCATCAACCTCCCCGCCTTCACGCCCAACGCCGATGGATCATTCGATCCGATCCGAGCCGCCGTCCGAGACGGGCAACGGCAAGTGATCCTGCACATCCGCGCAATGGCATCCAAATCCCATGAGCAAAGCACCACGACAAAAACCAATTCCCGCAAAGACTGAAACTCCACCGGCTCCCGAGATGGACATCCACCTCGGCGACCTCACGCCAGAGTACATCATGTGGCATGAGGAATACCATGCCGAGGAGGTTCACGCCATGCGCTACCACAACCGCATACCGAGTGACTATGCCGACCGATTCGGCATTCGCATCGTGTGACGATGGGCAAAACTTATGTTCACCAGCGAACCGACAAATGCCGTCACAGACGGAAACGCCGTTCTTGCGGCACAGGAAAACAACACATCCGCATCGAGCGGGATCACAACACCGACCAGCATTGGGACGAGTGGTCTCCTCGACGGGACAAGCACACCGACCACGCCGACAACAAAATCGTTCGTTGACGAGACCGGCGCGTTCACCGAGGGGTGGCTCGACCGGCTACAGGGGTTCGATGACTCCAAGCAAATCCTCGGGCAATTCAAAGACCTCAACGGGGTCTTCAAGACTCTAACAAGTCAGCAACGACTCCTCGGCAAAAAAGCCGATGCGGTTATCATTCCCAACGAGAAATCCACTCCCGAGGAATGGGCGGATTTCAACAAACGCATGGGGGTTCCCGAGTCGCCCGACAAGTATGCCGCCAGACCGGCAAGCATCCCCAAAGACATGGAATGGGATGAAAGTGCGGCAAAGCAGATCAATGCGACTGCTCACAAGCTCGGGGTCACGCCCAAGCAAATGGAGGCACTCGTTGGGGAATATGCCAAGTGGGAGATGCAGAAGGGAGAGGCATCAGCACAACGCGAACAGCAGGAATTTGAATCCGCTCGGAAAAGCCTCGCAGAGGAATGGGGGGACAAATTCGATATCAACATCAGCAAGGCGACACGCCTCGTTCAATTGGGTGGAGGCGACCTTAACGACCCTGCATTGCGATCCGCCGGTATGGTCAAAATGCTGGCAAGAATCGCCGATACTTTGAGCGATGACAAACTGGTCTCCGCCGATTCCGCCGCCACCATGATGGTGGGCAAGGCCAGGGCTTTTGACATTATGAAGAACCCCGACAACCCGCTTCACAAAAGGTACACCTCGGGTGACAAGGAGATCGCCGCCTTGGTTACAGACTTGCTGAAATAATCGGTTTGGTTCTGACATCAGCAAGAGACCCCACCTTCCTATGAGGGTGGGGTCTTTTTTTTTATTTGACTCTCTTTTGAAACGGGTGTACGCACACCTTAACTTCTCCGAAGGATAACCAATCTTTCGGCCCATGTAGGAGGGGTTGACCCGCGAAAAACGAATCCCATTCGGGACAACTCGGGCGAGCGGAACAAGCAGTTCAACTCAATTCAACTCAACTCCTACAATGGCTAATCTAACTCAAATTCCCGATCACTATGTGATCCAATACGAAACCAACTGGCAGATGCTTCTGCAACAGATGGATTCCCGTCTCAAAGACCGCACCAAGCTCGTTCAAGCGAACGGCGCGGCGGTGCGTTTCAACCAACTCGACGCAACCTCGATGGCGGCGGTCACGACCCGCAACGGCGCGACCAACAACTCCGACATCGCCATGCCTGCTCGTTGGGCGTATCCGACTCCCTACGACACCAGCAACTGGTTTGACGAGTTCGACAACACCTTCCTCGGAAGCGTTGTTCTCCCGACCTCCGAGACCATGCAAGCCCAGGCGGCGGCATACGGGCGTACTGCTGACTCGGTGCTGATCAATGCCCTGTTGAACCCTGCCACAATCACCAATGTGGCGAACACTTCGACAGGTTTTGGTCTGAACAACACCACCACCACGATTGCCCTGCCCAACACCCAAAAGGTGGCGGTCAACTATGTCGGGGGTGGGGGTACACCTACCAACACCGGCTTGACTATTGCCAAGCTCCGCGAAGCGAAACGCATTCTTGATTCCAACGAATGCCCTGCTGAAGACCGCATCCTTGTGGTCTCCTCCAAGGAAATCGCCGACCTGCTCGGAACACAGGAAGTGACCAACCAACTCTACAATAGCGTCCGCGCCCTTGTAGACGGCGAGGTCGATTCCTTCCTCGGTTTCAAAGTGGTTCGCACCGAACTCCTGCCGGTCGCTTCCAATGTGCGGTCATGCATCGCTTACCAAAAGCAGTCTGCTGTTCTGGTGGACGGCGGTCGCAAGACCTACATGGACATCCTGCCACAGAATCGCCACTCGCTCCAAATCCGCTCAACGGCGGTCATGGGCGCAACCCGTCTCCTTGAGAAGGGTGTGGTGGAAATTCTCGCGGACACAACCAAGTAAACAACCTCACAAGTGGGGGTGGTCTCGCAAGGGATCACCCCCATTTTTTAAAACATGGACTCAACGACAATTTGCAACCTCGCCCTCGCCAAGATTGGCGACATTGCCATTATGTCGCTTGACGATCCAACCCCCGAGGCTCGGTTCTCCAAGCTATTCTACGAACCGACCACCCAGGAACTCCTTCGACTGCACAACTGGAATTGGGCGACCTCTCATTCCAAACTCTCCCCCATCACTCCCGATCCCCTCTACGATTGGGAATACGCATTCGGTCTTCCCGTGGATTTCGGGCGGATGCTGACCTTCAACTCGTTTGCTCCCACCATGCCGGTGACGCAATACCAGATTGTGGGCAACCAACTTTACACCGATGACAGCACGGCGGTCATTTCCTACATCCAGAAAATTGTGGATGAAAACCGATTCGACCCTCTTTTTGTAGACGCCCTTGTTCTTCGCCTCGCCGCCAAGCTGGCGCGACCTCTTGCCGGTTCACTCGACATCGAAAAGATGATGAACGGGCAGTATGAAAAGGCACTCGCCGAGGCACGGCGCATTGACGCCGGTGAAGGCATCCCCCGCCGCAAAATGCTGTGGGTCGATTCTGACCTCGTTCAATCTCGTTTCTCTGGAGTCGCATGATCAATCAACTCATCTCCTCGTTCAATGCCGGTGAGTTAAGCCCATACCTCGAAACACGCACCAACCTCGACAAGTATCGCAACGGGTGCAGGATTCTTGAAAACTTTCTTCTCACTCCATATGGCCCTGCCAACCGCCGAGCCGGTTTGGAATACCGAGGGGCGGCAAAGATTCCCACATCCAGATGCCAACTCATCGGACTGAACCTCACGGCAACTGATAGGTACATTCTTGAACTTGGCGAAGGCTACATGAGGTTTTGGAAGGACGGGAACCTTATCCGAAATGGTACTTCGCCGGTTGAGGCGGTCGCCGTGGATTGGCGGGGGAATGTCATCACCCCCGCGCCGGTCGCATCGCACCCCTATTTGGCAAGCGAACTCCGCGATGTGCGGCACTTGCAGATCAACAATGTGGTCTACTTTGTTCACCCAAATCATCCTGCATACCGACTTTCTCGTTTTTCAGATACGGATTGGAAACTTGGAGAAGTGCCTTGGTTTTGGCCGCCAACTCTTGACCAAAATATCACCAACACCACTATCACGCCCTCGGCAAGAACAGGCACTATCACGCTGACCTCATCCGTTCCCCTCTTTAAACAAACCCATGTGGGTTCCTTCTGGCAAATCGACCACGCCACCGATGCAGGAGTTCTCAACCAAGGAATCACCGGCAACCTCACTTCCTCAACTTTTTCGGTATTAGGCAAGTGGCAGGTACAATCATTCGGAACATGGACTGCCAACATCGCCCTTGAGGCGTCCTCTGACGGGGGCGCAACTTGGGAAATTCGCCGCACTTATGTGTCGCGAAATGATTACAATGTGGTTTCAACAGGAGAGGAAACGCAAGAAACCCTATTTCGGTTCAGGATTTCCAATTGGGCGACTGCCACCTCTGCATCACCCGCCCGAATCCAGTTGTCTGCAATCGAACCTCTACTAAAAGGAGTTGTTCGCATAACCCAGGTCACCGGCACAGAAACCAACGGCAAATACATAACGGCAACCGCCTCGGTGGTCAAAGGTCTTGGTTCCACCTCTGCAACTTCGATGTGGTACGAAGGAGCATTCTCCGAGGAACAGGGATACCCGAGTGCCATCGGACTGCATGAATCGCGCCTTATCTTTGCCGGTACGGAAAAATCTCCGAACACCATTTGGGGAAGTTACAGCAACGATTTCCAAAACTTCCGAAAGGGAGCATTCGACTCCGATTCTTGGACATTCACATTAGCATCCTCAACGGGTGGGCGCATCAATTGGTTGGTGAGCAAAACCGCATTGCTCATCGGAACATCACTTGATGAGTGGTCTCTTTCAGCATCGGATTCCGCTCGACCATTGACATCCACAAATGTTCGCGCTCAAGGACAATCGCAGTACGGATCAAGCAATCTTCCCGCTTTGGTGGTCAACGATACAATCCTCTATGTGCAGAGGATGAGCAGGAAAATCCGAGAACTCATTTACACTTGGTCGAGCGAATCGTGGATTTCCAACGACATCACAGCACTCGCCGAACATACAACGCGGACGCTCATCCGCGAGGTAGCCTACCAACGAGTTCCCGATGCGGTGTATTGGTTCATTCGCGGCGATGGGCAACTGGTCTCCCTCACCTACGAACGAGAGCAACAGGTGGTGGGATTTGCTCGTCACAACACCGATGGGGAATTTGAATCGGTTGCGACCATCAACGGAACCACAGGAGAAGACGAGGTGTGGGTATTGGTTCGCCGATTCATCAACAACCAAGTGGTGCGAAGCATCGAACGCTTCAAAACAGGGATGCGTGACGCCCTCGACACCGGCGACAAATCCGCATGGTTCTTTGTGGACTCGGGTGTGCAAACACTCCCGACCTTTTCCTCGGGTGTGCCGGTCAGCACCTCGACCATCACCGGCCTTTCCCATCTGGAAGGCAAAGAGGTTTCGGTGTGGGCGGGAGTCTACAACGCAACTGACAACGAGATCACCTACGGCATTGTGACGCCGGTCATCAATCCCGCCACCGGCAAGCCAATGGCGGTCACCAACGGGGCGTTGACCCTCCAGACGCCGGTATGTGCATCGGTGGTGGGCTTGCCATACACCTCGGTGCTTTGTCCCGAGCGGGTTGACCAACAAATGGCGGATGGCACATCGCAGTCGCGCAAGATGCGAATCCCGCGCATCAACATCAAACTTTACCAATCCTTCGCCGGTGAATACTCAAGCGACCAAGTGAACTGGTCTCCAATGGTGGCGAGGAAGACTACCGACTTCATGGACGATTCCCCGCCGGTCTTGAACGGGTGGAACCGAATGTATCTTTCCAGCAATTGGCAAGACGGGGTGGACATCTTCATCCGCCAGACCCTGCCAATGCCTTTGACTATCGCGGCAATCGTTCCCGTGTGGGAAATAACGGAGGGACAAAATTGATGAAAACTCCAGAGCAACGCGCCAAGTTCAAGAGGAAGATTGATGCCCTCGAAAGCGCACTCTTTCATCTGGCAAAAGATTTCCCCGCCGACATCCCGACCATCCACCGATTTGCTGACGGCATCTACATCAGAGAAATCCATGCACCGGCGGGAACCATTTTCACCTCGGTCACCCACAAGACCTGTCACCCGTTCATTCTTTCCAAAGGAGTCACCGACATTTGCGATGAATACGGGGATGTGACCCGATATTCCGCGCCATTCACAGGCATCACCGAAATCGGAACTCGCCGAGTCTTTCTGGTGCAGGAAGACATCATCTGGACAACTTTTCACCGCACCGACCTCACCGATCCCGATGAGTGGTTGCGGCAAAACACTTGCATAGAAAACAACCTGCTCCCCTCGGGATTTGAACCGATGGGATTGGTCAATCGAAAGGATCACATATGTCTGGCATAGCGATTGGATTATCAGCGGCATCTTTGGCGGTTACGGCGGCGGGAACTGGTATGTCCCTGTACGGGCAATCGCAATCAGCGGCGGCACAAAGAAGTGCGGCGGCATTAAATGCGAAACAACAGAAAGCACAGGCTCGGGCAACCGCCGCCGTGCAGAGATTTCAAGCGCAACTCAATTACAAAAGCGCAATGGCACAGGCACAGGTTTACGGGAACAATGCGGTGGTTCTCCGCGACCAGGCACGATCCACCGAGCGGCAAGGTTTCGAGGCGGTCAAACGCATGATCATGCAGGGAGACCTTGAGAAATCCTCGATTCGGGCGTCATATGGATCATCTGGAGTCCAAAGCGACACGGGGTCTCCCCTTGTGGTCGAAGCATACACCGCCGGTATGCAACAACTCGCCCGAATGGATGCCGCTTACAAAACCAACTTGGAAGCAGGATCGTTCGATTGGGACGCAAAGATGCAGGACTACCAAGCAGAACTTACCCGAGAGACCGCCAAACAATATCAATACGCCGAGGCAATGGCGAACTGGACAGAGAAGACCGGCATCATCGCGGCAAACGCCACCCAAATGGCGGGGAACCAGATGGCGGCGGCACAATCCGTAAGCGGATATGGGAATGCCATGTCGAACTTTTCGGCGGGAATTTCAAGTTCCGCCTCTCTTTACGCCAACCTACGCCAACCAACTGCCAACACCGCACCGGCAAACCAACCAACGGCAACACCTCCACCAAAAGCAACAGGGTAGAATCCTATGGCACGAATCCCACTCGCAGAAATTCCCAACGCTCCGATGGGCGGCAAACCCGCCCTTGCCAACCCGCAATTCCCGAGGGACGAGGTGGGAGGACAGGCAATCTCGCAGATTCGCCAAGGCTACGAGAGCAACATGGTCAACGCCCGAGCCGCATCGGCAATGGGAACTGCCATGCAAGATGTCGGAACTGACCTCATCAACACGGCGGACAACCTCGGGGACGCCGCCGGTTACTACTCGCGCATGGCAAACGCCGAGGCGACGGCACAATTCCTCAACAACCTCACCGATGTGCAGGGGAGCATGAAGCAACAGATGGCAGGGGCAGACCCCTCCATGTATCCCGTCATCGTCAAGCAGACCTACCAGACCAAGGACGGGCAACTTAATCCTGCTCTTTTCCAAGGCATCTCTCCATTTGGTCGCCGCTTTGTCGAAGCAGACGCTCAACGCGCCGTGGCAAAGGACATGGCGGAATACTCGCTTGCCGCACACATTGCCAATCTCGACCAGGACGAGGGACGCAAACTCGCCTCCATGCAGACCTTGATCAATAGTGGTCAGTTTGACGATGCCGCGACAATGAACGATTCCCTGCTCACCACCCGCCGGTTGTCTCCAGAGGCGTATGCGTCGAACAAAATTGCCATCGAGGGGGCGCGAGACACCAAGAACCTCATGGCGGCAATACAGGCAGACCCTGTTGTCATGTTTTCCAAACTGGAAAAGGCAATCATGTCTGGAACCCCGATCCCCGACATCAAAAACATCTCACTCGAAAGCTATCCTCGCTATCTCAAGGCGGCGGAATACGCACACACTTTTCAGACAACAGAGAAGGTCACGGCAATGGTTGACTTGGTTGACTCCAACACCATGACCCTTGAGTCCCTCCGCGCCAACCCAACTTTCAAAAGCCTCGGACAAAAGGAACGCACCGCCCTCGAAAGGCGTGTCACCAACAACAAGGCGGGAAGCACTCAAAGCGAGATGCTCATCCGCGAGGGCATGAACAAACTCGCCGGTTTCCCTGCCACAGACGCACCGGCAAGGGAGATGCTGGAAATGGTGACATGGGCGACCGCCAACATTCCCGATCCGCACCTTGAACCGATCCTTAACGGACTGCAAAAACGAGTCGCCGAGATGGCGGAAAACGGAGGGTCTCTCAAGCCCAACTCCGACATCGAGCGATATGTCGCCAACAAACTTAACCTGCAAGCGAGCATGGGACTATTCGGGCAGGTTCCTGCAAAACAAAGCGGGGAAGAGCAATCCCCCCAATATGTCCAACAGCAACTGGTCATCGAGACCGCCAAAATGGATGCGTTGGAAAAGTTCCGCAAAGCAGGGATCACAAACCAACGAGACGCCGACGAGTTTCTCAACCAACTCCTCTTACCGGCGCAAGCCAAGGCGGCACTCGGGGCGGAACCAGGAGTTTTCAAGCGAGCATGGAGATCATTGTTCCCCGCCGAAACGGGAACACCGGCGAAACCAACGACAACGCCGGTTCCGACAAAGACTCCCTCCCCTCAATCGACCTCATCGCAGAATGGGGTAACCATGTTCGATCCCGATGTAACTGACTTGGTCGCCGGTCGCGCCACCTATAAAGTGACCGACCAGACGCGTGATGCGCTACCGGCATCGACCCCGACCTCCAGACAGGTCTCACTCGACTTTAACGATGCATCCTCTCCGACCGCCCGAGGGGTTGAAATCATCATTCCCGACGATGCAACAGATGAGGAACGCGCCATTGCCAAGGCTTATGTAGACCGAACCACAGAGTGGTTCCGCTCAAAAGGCATCGATGTGCCGAACAGGGGTGTGCGTACAGCAAAGGAAAACGGAAGAGGAACTCGGGGTCGATTCCACACCGAACCATTCTTTGTCGGCGACTCTGATGCTTTGGCGGCGGTTCAAGAAGACCCGCAAGGCTACGCACAAGTTTTGGCATCGACCCTCGGTCGCATCTCTGGAGTGACCTTCATTGCTCCGCACAAAGCAAACGATACCGGCGCAAGCCGAGGGAACATAAACGAACGGGAGTTCGCCAGATCGGTGATCCTTCCACAACTCCGAAAACTGGCAAACTCTTAACATGGCAGACCCATTCCGCACCGACATCCTTCCCGACCCAATGCCAACCGCAACCCCGCAAAGCACAATGGAAGAGGACACCTATGCGAATGCAATGCCGAGTGCCTTGCCGCCGCCGGTTCCTACACCACTCCCCGCGCCAACTCCCGATCCAGTAATGCCAGAAGACCGACCTCTCAACGAAGTCTTTGCCGGTCGCAGGGCGATGGATTTCGATGAGCAGGTTACCGGCAACAACAACCCTTTCGGAGACCAATGGAGTTCCGCCAAAAGCTACCGGCAAGAGGCGAAGGACATCACGGCAATGCTTTCGGATCGCGACAACCTCGGAGGAGTCGCGCCGGATGTGGTTGACCTCGCCTCGGAATCCTACGACCCGCAAGCCTTCAAGGACATGGCGACCAACTGGAGGGCGACCGCCTTCATGCTGGATACGCCGGTGGAGCAACTGAAGGATTCCGACTACACCCTCTACAAAAAACTCGTTGCCGCGAAGCTCGGCAAGAACGCGCCCAAGACCGAGGGCGAATACCGGCAAATGCTGGCGGATCACTTTAACAACCGGCAAGTGACCGAGAAGGCACTCGATGACCTCAACATGATGGCGGTCATGGATGCCCTCAATGCGACCAACTACGGGCAAGAATTCCCGATGGTTCGCGACCAAGGGCGGACACTTTCCGAGTGGATGGCAAAGTACCCCGAACTCGCCACTCCCGACCGGCAATGGCTATTGGCTCGGAATGCCGGTGAGATGTATCGCAACACCATCGATGACCTCAAGGATGTGCGGCAATACGCCGCGCCGACCTACAAGACCCTTGTCGCATTCACCCAAGGCAACGCAACCCAGGAGCAGTTGGATGAACTCGGGCGCAACCTCCGCGATCTCACACCCGAGCAATTCACCAAGGTCTCGCAATATGTGTCCCTCGCCGCCGAGGCGGAACAGATCGACCGAGGTGCATGGGCGCAACTGGCAAAGAACCTCGGGGAATCCCTCTCCCGTGGGTTTGATTGGATTCCTGCCAATGACATTTTCTCGGGGCAAGCGGAGGCGGCAAGCCGACTCAAAGCAGTCGAGAAGGATGATGTGTGGGTTCCCGTGGAATCAGAATCTCTTCCCGCCGGTGTGTACCAGAATCCTCGCACCGCACAGGAACTCCCGAAATACCTTCAGATGGCATCGTTTGGGAAACCCGACGAGACCGGCTACGAGCAACCTCTCCAAGACAATTGGAGGAAGGCAACCGGCGAAGAAAAAGACCTAATCCGCCAGAATGCCGAGGAAGGCATGAAGTCGATGAAGATGGTTCGCAAACTACGGAACCTTGCCAAGACCGGCGTTGACCCGATCAAACCACTTGCACAGGGCGGTCTCCTCGGGGCGGTTGAGCGTGGCGCATATGGGCTTGCCGGTAGCATTCCTCTCATGGGGGCGGTCGCCGTGAATCCGTTTTTCGGTGTGTTGGCATACCAACAAAATGAACTCGACCGAATTCTCCTTGAAAACGAGGACATGGATTTGGGGGCGGCATCGACCCTCGCCCTCGTCGAAGGCGGAATGAATGCGGTGATCGACCGATTCCAACTTGCGTCACTTGCTGGCAAATCAAAGGTCTTTGGCAGGGTTCTTAAAGGGATGCAGAAAGGCGGGGTCGCCAACTACCTCAAGCGGGTTGGAGTGATCCAGGTCGAGCAGTTCGCTCAAGAAGGGGCGCAAGACATGATCGCGCCGGTGGTCGAAACCATCGTCGCCTCGCTTCGCGAGGATATGCCCGACAAAGATTTTATGAAGGAACTCGGGAACTGGTGGGAGACCCGACCCGAGGTCTTCTTTGCCGTTCTTCCTCTCGCCCTCATCGGCGGCGGGTTTGCCTCGACCGGCGACCTCAAGAATGTAAACACCGAGGTCACCCGCGAACGCTTGCGGGGAGCAGGAATCTCCGAGGAAAAAATCAACACTATCCTCGCCTCGGAAACCCGAGCCGAGATGGATGAACGCATCCAAGAGGCATGGCAGTCCCGCACCGAGGAGGACAAGGCGAGGGGGTTGGAATACCTCAACCAACAACTCCAGCAGATCAAGCAGACCGACACCGACCACAACCTTGCCGTCGAGCGCAAAGAGGACGGCACGGCGGAATGGATTGTCACCGATTACAAGGGTGAAGAAGTGGGAAGGTTTGGCGATATCGATGCGGCAATGGAGGTCATCTCACAGAACACCTCTGCCAACCTCACCAATGAGAAATCCACCACCGCCGAACTGCTCAATTGGGCGTCGAAGGTCTTGGAAAATCCCGACATCTCTACCGATGAAAAGCCGGTTTCGGTGGCGCAACGAATGGTGGAAATGGAAGGCATCGGCGACCAGAAGGGGATAGACAACCTCATGGCGCGTCTCAAATTTGGAGACCTCCAAGGCAAAGACCCGAACAAACTCTACATTCTCGGCGAGACCACCATCGAACAGGTGCGGGACGGGGTGTATCGGGCGGTCATCAAACTGAAGGAGAATGCCTCTCCCCGCGATGCTCTGGAAGAGATCAACCACGGGTTCTTCAAGGTCGCCCTCGCCAACGGAACCTACACGCTTGACACTTACCAGAAGTGGCTTGAGCAGACCGAGGCGGCAACGGGTCGCGAACTTAAACGCGCCACCGAGATGGAGGTGATCGAATCCCTCGCACAGGTGACCGAGGACTTTGTCATGGGTCGCATCGATGAGACCTCGATGCCGCAATCCTTCGTTGACTACATCAAGCGCATTGCCCAGGTCTTCAAGGAGGCACTTGCCCGATTCCTCAAGATGGACGAGGCATTCAAGACCGGCGCAATTGACGCCGACTTCCAGACCGCCCTTGAGCAGTCCCTCGGCATCGATCCACAAGTTCGACTTGACCGCATAAGCGACCAGACCGCCGCATCTATTGATCCGAATCTTTCGGTGCGGGACACCTCGGGCGATCCCGATGAACGAGCATCCGATCCTGCAACCGAATCGGGAGACCCTGCTCCAGATGTCAAAATTGACGAGATCGATCCCGACAAGCAGACCGGCAAGGAGTGGAAGGAAATCCCTTGGTCAGATGATTGGAACTATAGCGTCCGAGTCTTGCCAACCTCGTTTGTCCCGATGGATGCCAAACTCTTTGCCAAGATCAAAAAGGAATCGGGCGGCATCATCCGTTCCGTTTTCATCGACCGCATGAAGGCGGGAGGAGACTACCTCGGGATTCCGTTGCAGGGAGGGATGGGGTTCCCGTCCATCGTGGAGAATCTCAAGGCCGGTGTGGGATGGGCATTCAATTCCAAGGGAACTGCTCGGGGATTGTATGCCCGAGCAATGGATAGTGGCGGGTATCTTGCTTTGACTATTATGGCAGAGGGGAATGTTATTGGTAACAAGTCATTTGCCATGATGTGGTTTGAGCAGTTGCGTAGGAACATCGCCGCAGGGAAACTCACAAACGCCAAAGCACTCGCCGAACTTAATCGAGTGCGTGAGAAGTATGTGACCAAAAAGGTGGACGCTACGAGGTCTACAGATATTCAGAAGAAAGACAAAAACGGGAAACTGAAATTCAACAAAGACGGGTCTCCTGTTTTTGAAAAAGAAAAGATTCAAGCCACCGATGCAGAGGGGAATTTGCTTTTTACCAGAAAAGGGAATCCAGCATGGGTAAAAACGGACAAGAAATTCACAGGACATTCCACCCCTTGGAAATCACTTGCTGAAGCTGAAAAAGCAATTGTCGGTATGCCTCAAGGCAAAAGAGGAAGTGCCTATTTCAAAAAGACATTTGACAAGGATAAGAATCAAACGAACTACCAGGAGTTGCTTACAAAAACCAACACCAAAGCAGGATTTCCCGATGCCGTGAATATGGTGAAAGATGTCGAGGAACCCTCGTTTGCGGGGCTACCGGCACAGACCATTGTCGGCATCATCAAGATTGAGAAACTTCCAGAGGGAACCGACCCCGCGATGACGGCAAAGCAACTTGGAGTGCCAGAACATAAATCCTACGGATTCATTCTCAAAGGCAAGCCGGTCGCCAGAATGATGAAATTCCGCACCCTTGCGGAGGTGAAACCATCCATTGCCAAGGAAATGATGTCGCAGGACAACGAACGATGGAAGATGGACGATCTCATAGCCTACTCGGTGAAGGAGACCAAAAAGGATGCCGACTACCTCGCCGCAGTCGAAAACGGCGACATGGACACGGCGCAACGCATGGTGGATGAGGCGGCGAAGGAGGCTGGGTATGGAATTAAAGGTTTCCACGGCACTCTGTCAGAAGAATTGCGAAACAACACTTTTGACGACGAGGACGCTCCCTATCGTGGAGGTCTGGTTGCATTCTTTGCAGAGGATCGAAAGTTTGCAGAAGAATACGCGAAGGACGGCGGCAAAGTAATTGAAGCGTATTTGCGCCTGCAAAATCCTTTGGATTTTCGAGACAAGGAATCCATCGCAATGGCAGTAACTGATTTTTACTCGGAAACAGGTGGAATTACTGAACCATATGACATCCATCGGCTGGAAGTTGGCGACGGCAAAGATGCAGACGCAGGAAATGAATATGCCGATTATCCTGCTGACTTATTTAAGGAAGCATTACTGGAAGGTAGATGGGACGCATTTGAGGCAACCGAATTTGCTCAATGGGTGAACCAGCAGGGCTACGATTCCATCGTGATGAAGGAAAACAACTCCATCACATTTGCTGTTTACGACCCGACCCAAATCAAATCCGCCGATCCCATAACTCGCGACAAGCAGGGCAATGTGATTCCGCTTTTGCAGAGGTTTGACCAGACCACAGGGAATATCAACTACAGCATTCGCCCCGCCGAGCAAGGCGGAAAGGTAGACATCATCGAGGCAAGCAATGCTACTATCACGGGGGAGGCGTTGTTTTCAATTCGGGCGTTTCATGGCTCGGCAAAAGATTTTGACAAATTTGATATAGATTTCATTGGAACAGGGGAAGGGGCGCAAGTTTACGGGTGGGGCTTATACTTTGCCACCAGACTTGGCATTGCAACACACTATCGCGACCAAGAAGTGGCAAAAATGCCAGAACCTTGGGAATGGAAATGGAAGTCCAATCAAGCAGACGATACCTTAATTAAAACTCTGGAGAATGAGTATTATTACTACGGAAATTTCTGGAGAACAGAACAAGACCTCCGCAACTATTTAGAACGCCAATTAGAACTCAACACCGATGATGAGTCTCCGCTTTCCATGCGAACATGGAGAGATTTATTGGCGGCATTGGATTCGGGAGTTCTTGTGTGGAACGGCGACATAAAAAAGGGAATGATTTATGGAGTCACCCTTAATGTTGAACAGGATGACTTGCTGGATTGGGATGCGCCATTTGCGCGGCAAAGCAAAAAAGTACAAGCAATTCTTTTGGCAAACACCAAAGGGTCAAGCGTCAAGGTGGACACGCTTTACGGATCGGAGATTTACAATTTGTATCGTAGGGAAGTTGCCGCCGGTTCGCCGCAATTAGCTTCAGAGGCATTAAAAATAGACGGCATTGTTGGCATTAAATACTTCGACAACACTTCCCGCACAATTACGCCTCCGCTTACTAAAGGACTCATAGAAGCATTGCAGGAAGTAGACAATTTGGGTTTCGATTCGGCAAAAGAAGCACTTCGCGCAATCGAGACACACCGAGATTGGGAGTCTCGGTGGGATGTCGAAGGCACTCGCCTTGCCTCTATGGTTGCCGAATACCAAGACCAAGTTGGAACTCGCAATTTTGTTATGTTTTCCGACGAGTTCATCACGATCACCGAGAAAAATGGATCGCCGGTTCGACTTGCTGATGCGGAAGTCTCCTACAGCATCCGCGAAACCGAGCGCATCGCCGCGACTGCTCTTATAGACAAGGACAACGAGATTTTAAGTTCCCCGAGCAAGACCCATGCGGAACTTATGGAGGAAAGTGGGTTTGATTTGGACGGCGGGGAATTTCCTCCAACGAAAAATTTCGGATTCATCACTACAACAGGTCGCTTCGTTATGCAGGACGAGGCACAACGCATCGCCAAGGAAGCACGGCAAGTGCAGGGAAACCAATCTATATCGGGCGAGATTGTATCCCGATTGAACGATGATCCTTCCTACAGCATCCGCGAACAAGGGGAGATTGACCGAGTCGCATCCGCCGTGGATGCGGTCAATCGCGGCCCCGAGGGTCGCCTTGCAGTTTACCAAAGGGCGAAGCTGAAGTTCCTGCAACTGATCCAGGACAACAAAGCGGCACTCGATGCTATCAAGGCGGCGGCGGTTTCAGACCCCGCACCGGCAATCGAAAAACTGGAGGAGGATCGCGCCGGTCGCCTTGCCGATATCGAGACCGAGGAAAACGCCGAGGTGCAATCCGCCTTGCAGGACAATGCCGTGCAGTTCGCAGAACGGATCGACAATGCCTCTGATTCAACCGACAAGAAGCAACTACAAGGGGATGCAAAGGATCGCGCCAAAATTCTCGAAAAGGGAATCCGCGAAAAATACTCCGAGCGGAAGAAGCAAGTAGAGCAGGAGGTCGCCGCCGAGAAACGCAAGGTCTCCGAGGTTTCCGAGTCGCGCCGTGTCGCATCCAATGCGGTCTACAGGGAGAAGGTGAAATACGAGAAACTCGCCCAAGCTATTGCCGAACTCGACGGGTTGCTCAAAGTGCTTCCCAAAGATGTCATCGGGAAAGTTGGCGGGTTCGCCACCCTCACCAAGATTGGCGGCGGTGAGAAGGCACTCGCCGACTTCTTCGTAAAACGAGTCGAGATGGTGGACGCCCAATTGGAACGCTACCTCAACGAGGAGTACGACCAGGAACTCGACCGCATCTTTGAACGCGCCAAACCAAAGAAGGCAAAGGCCGGTGAAAAACCAAAGGGCATCGGCGCGGAAATCCAGAACCTCTTTGCGATCTTGAAAGAGGCGAGGGACTTTTCTGCGAGGGAGGTGTCTGCACACCTCGCAGGAATCGATGACAAACTCGCGACCGGCGACCTCACCGCCGAGGAAGAAGCGGCACTCAAGCAGGAGGCGGCACTCGTCACTCTGGTGGGAAACTGGAAACCCAAATACCAAGGCTACACCGACCCGAAAACCGGCAAGACCGGCTATGCGAAAGTGGACAATGGAGCAGACTCCAACCGCCGAGCAACCGCCGTGGCGGCACTCCGCGAAACATGGGCGCGAGGATTTGCAGATTATCGGGCGCGGGAAATCGCGAAGCGTGAGCAACGCGAAACAGAGCAACGCATGGCAATTCAATCGACCGGCAAGACCGGCGACATGACAAAGCGAAAAGACAAGCAACTGGCGGACGCCGGTCTCGGCGCAAAGTTCCGCAACGCACTCTTCAACCTTGTGTCATGGGATCAATTCACCGGCTTGCTGTTTGGAAACAACTCGGCGGTCGCCAACCGAGTTTCGGATTTGCAACGCCGCGCAGACAACCAAAAGGAGGATGCGATCCAGCAAAAGACCGAATCGATTGAAGACCTGTTCACGCGCCTTGCCGGTGGCAATCGTCTCGATGGCGAATCCCTCCGATGGGATATGTCGCAGATGAGCATGGTGGTCGATGGTCTAAAACTTTCCGAGTTGGAAGGGCTGACTGCGACCATGATGTGGATGCAGGAAGATGGTCGCCGCCACATGGAAGGACGCTTTGATGAAAACGGCAATCGCATTTCGGCATGGGGATACACCCAAGCATTCATCGACAAGATCGAAGGCGCGTTGTCGCCCGAGGCAAAAGAGGTTCGCCAATTCCTTCTCGACAACTACGCAAAAGAATATTCGCGGATCAATGCGGTCTACCGGCAACTCAACGGAATCGATCTTCCTCAAATCAAGAACTACTCACCTCTCATTGTCGCTCCACAAAACGCGCCAATGGGGATGGTCACCGATCCTGTCACCGGCAATGCCGTCTCGGCGGCATCGGTGAGTCCAGGTGCTTTGCGAACCCGTGGGACTGCAACCGCCGAGCCGCAGTTCCGCGATTCGCTACAGACCTTCATCGCACACACCAAGCAGATGGAACATTGGATGGCATACGCGCCGATGCTGTCCGAGGTCAACGGCATCCTGCGAAATCGCGAGGTGCAAAGTGCCATCGAAGAAAAAGGCGGCATCGAAGCAAAGAAGGTTCTGAACCTCTGGCTTGACCTCTTCGCCCAAGGCGGGAACCGAGATGCCAGCAATCAACTCGACCTTTCCCAACAGATCACCGGCATGGCGGGGCGCGGGGCGCAAATGGCACTTGTCGGTCGCCTCGGGACTCTGCTGATTCAAAGCACCCAACTCGGCGCGGCAATCGCCGAGATGCCTACAGGGTCTTATGTGGTGCGACTCTCAAAACTTCTGACCGGCAAACTCGGGTGGGGTGAGGCACTCAACTCCCCATATGTGCAACGGCGCGTCCGCGAGATGCCGCCGGTTGTCCAGCAAGCATTGGAGGGTCTCGCGGCGACAC